GATTTCTTGCCACGACAAGGCGGAAAGGGGCATCCACACAGTACCACTTGCACTTAGAGGGGGTGACAACGGATGTCGGGGGTGACAATCTGTCGGGGGTGACAATTGCGTGTCGGGGGAGGGGTGACAATTGCGTGTCGGACAAACAATATAATAACAATATTAATAATAATAAGGGCGACAAGAAAAAGCAGAAGTTGTCTGAATGGATTCCCAGCAATGATGACATTGCCTATGCGACTAAGCAGGGTGTTGATCCTCAAGAGATACTTGAGACAATGCGCCTGTGGGATCAGCAGAACGGAAATAAAGCGGCATACGTTTCGTGCAGTGCCTTTTGGATGAACTGGTGCAGAAGGGAAGCAAAACGCTTCACAGGGGCTTCAAAAGCCAAACAACAGGGTGACAAGAAGCCTAAGAAGGTTACGGCGCGGCAAGAGGCTATGATTGATAATCTTGTGGCTAAGTACCGCAAGGCGTATCAGTATGACGATCCTGACATGATCAGGGGTGCGCTGACACAGATGATGGCTGAGGGGTTAGACGTTGAAGGCTGGTATAAAATGGGACACGGTCTCAAGCATCACACGGAGTTTTAAGATGGGCAGAAAGTCGCTGATGACCACAGAGTTGGTCGAAACAATCCTGAACAGGGTCGCCAATGGTGAGAGCATCAAAGAGATTTGCCGCCAAAAGGGTATGCCTGACCACTCAACGGTGTTCAGGTGGATGAAGGACAATGAAGACCTGAAAGAGCAGTTTATCTTTGCAATGCAGACTAAGGCGCATCTGGCGGACGCTGAGATCGATGAAATCAGGAATGCTTTGAAGGGTATCTCAGGCAGGGTGAACTCTGAAGAAATGTCTAAGGACGCGGCGTATGTGGCGATACAGGAAGCGCGATTGCAGATTGATACGCTCAAGTGGAAGGCGGCTAAGTATTATCCAAAGGTGTTTGGCAATGACACGAAGACAGTGGACGTGAACGTGAACGGTGGCTCATTCTTGGACGATCTAAAGGTGGTCGCCGCAAGGGTTGAGGCAAGGAAGCAGGTTGAGGCTTTGGATGCGGAATATGTGGTTGAGGGTGAAAACCTCTCTACCGATAATGCGCCCGCTACACACGCGAGGCTTGAGAATGATTCGCAAGAAGATGTCGGTAATGAGACAGAATAACGTGGTCGGTTACAGGACATTGCGTAAGTCATTGATATTAAACAAAACACAAATATTATTTCATGACATAATGAACGTTATGCGACATCCGTAACCAAATCTGGTTAAGACGTGTCGCTTTTAGAACACCCCCCCATCAAATTATGCGCGGGGGCGGCGTATAAAAATATATACCCCTTCTAACCCCTACCCCCCCTCATGAAATATCATGACACCACCACCCCCTGCCCAAAAAAATTTTGCCCAACAAGCAGTGCCAAGAATAGGCATAAGCCTTGACCTTACGCACCAACTTGGGGCATCTTCGGGATGCCCCTTTTTTTATGAGGATAAGCATGACCCAATCGAATGCAGAACTGCTTGAGCAGTTTCATGATGACCCAGTCTTATTTGTTGAGACTGTTTTACAAGTAACCCCCCAGAAGTGGCAAGCCGAGGCGTTGATGGCCGTTGCAACGCATGACCGCGTTGCGATCAAGTCAGGCCACGGCGTTGGCAAGACCGCGTGTCTGTCGTGGATTGTCCTGTGGTGGTTGCTGACCCATTACCCCTGTAAGGCCGCTGTAACGGCTAACACGGCGCACCAGTTATCTGACGTGCTGTGGACTGAAATCGACAAGTGGGCTAGGCGTCTGCCGCAGGGCTTCAAAGACCTGCTTGAGTTTAAAACCGACAAGATCAGCCTGAAGGGTGCAACTGACAGTTTTGCCGTGGCAAGAACCAGCCGCAGGGAAAACCCCGAAGCGTTGCAGGGCTTCCACAGTGAGAATATGCTGTTTGTCTGTGAAGAAGCCTCTGGTATCCCTGACGTGGTCTTTCAGGTCGGTGAAGGTGCTATGTCAACCGCGGGTGCTAAGACCATTATGGCAGGTAACCCGACACGTTCTGACGGCTTTTTCTATGAGGCCTTTCACGGCCAGCGTGACCAGTGGTACTGCATGACTGTGTCCTGTGAGGACGGCGAGTATGTCTCCGAGGACTTTTTGGACAATATGGCGGCAAAGTACGGCCGCGACAGTAATGTTTACAGGGTTCGCGTCTTGGGCGAGTTTCCCACGCAGTCTGATGACGTTCTGTTGCCCCTGCACTTGGTTGAAGAAAGCCTGAAGCGTGAGGTTGAGGCGTCACCCACCACGCCAGTCGTTTGGGGGCTTGACGTGGCAAGATTTGGTTCTGACCGTTCCGCGCTTGCAAAGCGGCAGGGACAGGTGCTGATTGAGCCAGTCAAGTCGTGGCAGAATAAAGATTTGATGGAATTAGCAGGTATTGTGCTTACTGAGTACGAAGCCACAACATATAGATTGAAGCCCGAAGCCATCTATATTGACGCCATTGGGATTGGTGCTGGGCTGGCTGACAGGCTAAGAGAGTTGGATTTGCCCGCCGTTGCAGTGTCGGTATCTGAGACCGCTAGTCTCAGGGATCGTTTTAGCCGCTTGCGGGATGAATTGTTCTGGAATGCGCGGGAGTGGTTTGAGGCGCGGGATTGTCATATGCCCGATGATCAGACGCTTATTAGCGAATTAACGGCCATTCGGTACAAGTATCTCAGCAACGGCAAATTGAAGATTGAGAGCAAGGACGAGATGAAGCGGCGCGGTCAGAGATCACCCGATTTGGCTGACGCCTTTGTGCTTTCGTTTGCCGAGCAGGGTGCGGTTGCGGGCGGCTACGCAAAAGGGTATACTTCCAAACGAAGCCTTAATCGCAATACTGGATGGATTGTATGAGCGACAACGTGATCGACTTTCCAAACGGCGAGTTAAATATTGAATTCACGCCAGAAGAAGAAATGGCGTATGACGAAGTTGTTATGGCCGTTCAGTCTTCGCTGTTGTTTTTTTGTGACGGCTTAGAGCGTGGAAGTGACGCGACTTGGGAACATATAATGGATGCCAGCATCAATATGGCCATCACCGCGGGTGTAAAATCTGGGCTTGATTTGGAAGATATGCAGATGCTGTTTAACATCCTTGAGATAGAGAAGATCGATTTCGATGCCTAGAAAGCCTGACCCCCGACTAAAACGTGCTGGCGTATCTGGCTATAATAAGCCGAAGCGCACACCAAATCATCCGACTAAATCGCACGTTGTCGTGGCAAAAGAAGGCGACAAGATCAAGACAATTCGTTACGGCCAGCAGGGTGTATCTGGCGCAGGTAAAAATCCAAAAACTGCCGCTGAGAAGGCGCGGCGCAAGTCGTTCAAGGCACGTCATGCCAAGAACATCGCCAAGGGCAAGATGTCAGCCGCATATTGGGCTGATAAGTCCAAGTGGTGAGATCATAACAATTGTGTTATAAATTAACTTTTAAGGAGTTTGTCATGAAATACGGTTCAAAAAAAGGCGGTAAAAAAGGCGGCACAAAGACAGGTCGCTACTGCTCATAATGGCTAAAAGCACACCAAAAGACCCTGCACTTTGGTCACGAGCCAAAGCCGCCGCCAAGCGTAAGTACAAGGTTTATCCTTCTGCTTACGCGAATGCCTATGCCGCGAAGTGGTACAAGGAAAAGGGCGGCAAGTGGGGTGGATCGGATAATCGCGTTAGGAAAGCATAATGCCAGCACAAGCAGGTCTAGGCAAATGGTTTGGCGAGAAATGGGTTGATGTCAAGACTGGCAAGCCCTGTGGCCGTCAAAAGGGTGAGAAACGTGCTTACCCTGCGTGTCGACCTGCCAAGGTTGCCAGCAAGATCAGCAAGCAGGAAGCCAAGAAAAAGACAAGTTCCAAACGTGTAAAATGGTCAACAACGGCCAGCGGCAAAAAACGTAAAGCAAGGAAGGCATAGTGATGGACGGTCTTTTAGGCACTAATTACCCGACAATGCGGTCAAGGCCGTATATGAGCGATCTGTCCCCAGAAGAACAGGCGCAACGCCGCGAAGAAATGGCTATGGGCGGTCTACTGGCTCTTGAGGGTGGCGCAATGATGATGCCGTCATCTGGCGTTGCAGAAATGCTTGGATACTTGCCTGACCCAATGGGTGAAGGTTACTTGCCATCAACAGCGGATTTAATTGCTGAAGGTGATATTGAGGGTCTTGGCTATCAATTGTTGGGTGCGGCTGGTGATGTTATGTATGCCGCCGCGCCACTAACAGGTGGATTGTTGGCAGTTCCCGCCGCAAGTGCAAAAGCGACAAGGGCGGCTAAACTCACAAAAGATCAAAAAGACCCGATGGGTTATTCAAAGGTTGCTTTAGATAAGCCAATTGAAGAAACGGATATAAGAATTATTCCGACAGACAACTTGAAACCAGCATTTGATGCAGATTTAAATATGTTGGCTTCAGGAAATATTTTGGGGTTTGTTGGAGATAAGACAGCGGCAACAGGGTTACTTTCTGGAATAGACGAGTTGGATTTTGCTTATCCAGTGAAGCGAGAGGGCGGGCAAGATTTTATGAGGGCTGAGGCTTCTCAATCCCCTGATGCCGCAATTTGGGCATCAGCATCGCCTAGAATTGGGTTGCTATTAAATAGAGCAAGAATGCTTGAAGAAACAACTGGCAACCCTGTCTATGGCGTGTACTATTCTATGTCACCACAAGGCGTTGATTATGCAACAATGACAGCCGATGCACTTTTATCACAAATACCAGCGTCTAAAATTGCTAAAAAAGACATGAAAGCATTTGATGATGAGATAAAAGAAATTGATCCAAATTGGGTTGGAACAGAAAGCCCAGCGGCAAGAGATTACTTAATAAACAACCCTGAAACTAGAATGGCTTTTGTTAAGCGGATGGATACATCTCCACATCAAACTGCTGGTTTTCCAAATGTTGGCAAAACAAGATATGCTTTAACACAAGAAGATTTGCGTGATACTCAGGGATATATGGCTGGCATGAATGTAGCCAAAATTGATACATCTCGTGATTATATTACAAACCCATTAGTGCCACACACAACCTATGACACTATGCTGTCAGGAGAGTATGTTGGACGCTTGCCAAGTTTGTTAGCGCAAGACGTCTTCCCAGAAAAATATTCTCAATACACTGGAGAAATGATACGGAAGCGTCCGCAGTCAATTATGAAAAGTTTTGAAAGATCAGCACCACCAAGTGTGTTTACCGATGAGGTATTAAGAGCCTTTGAGAAAGCGAGAGAAAAATGAAAACCTGTGAACACTGCCCTTACCCGAAACGCTGTATTCCAGCGGATCGCTGTATTGCATTTAAGATCGGCGCAGAACCTGTGATCTTGCGCGATCCAAAGCCTATTGAGATCAACACCACATACGGCGTTGGCACAACTGAAAACAAGGCTAAACCTGCAACCAAAGCAAAGAAAGCGAAAAAGAAATGAAAACAAAACGCACAATGAAAGCACCGCCGAAAAAGCCTTACCTTTTTTCGCCAGAGCATCCAATGAACACTGAAGGCACAAACGTGCGCCGTGATCTTGACACTTACACAGGCGCAATGCCGAAGCCGCGTCCAAAGCGTAAGCCATTCAATGTCACCACTGGCAAGTTTACGTCAGACTGATGATTGTAAGGATCATGCGCCGTCCTAGACCGAAGAAGCCAGCCGCGAAAACGGCTGATTTCACACGTTGCGCCAATTGTGTTACAAAGAAAAAGTGCGATGAGGCTGGCAAGTGCCTCTATGGGACTAAAGCCAAGTCTAAAAGGAAATTGAAAAATGGACGAGTATCAACTAAGTAGCATTATTTCCAGCGAAATACGCGACAGCCTGAACCACTTTGACAGTGAGTACAGCCAAGAGCGTATCCGCGCACTTGAATTTTATCTTGGCGAACCGCTAGGGAATGAGGTAGAAGGTCGCTCACAGGTAATTGATACCACCGTATCTGATACCATTGAGCAGGTGATGCCGTCCCTGATGCGGGTGTTTACGGCAAATGACAAATATGTCCGCTTCAATGCCCGCACACCTGAAGACGTTGAACGTGCTGATCAGATTTCAGATTATGTCAATTATGTGATCAACCACGACAATGAGGGCTACAAAGTCCTTTACAACTGGTTCAAGGACAGTCTGTTGTTCCGCTTGGGTGTGGTCAAATACTATTGGGATGAGCAGGTTGATGTCACCGAAGAAGAATATGAAAACCTGAACGAAGTTGAACTTGCCGCGCTGATGGCAAACCCTGACTATGAGTTGGTCGGTGCTATCACCGAGGGTACAGCCGAAATGATGGAAGACCCTGAGACTGGCGAGATGATTCCGCTGAACCAGTCATTCAACGTAAAGTTTCGCGTCAGCCGCACTACTGGCCGCATCAAGATTGCAAACGTCCCGCCAGAAGAATTCCTGATTAACCGCCGCGCTACCTCACTTGAGGATGCACACTTCATCGCGCACCGCACATCAATGACAATCTCTGACTTGGTTGCAATGGGCTATGACCGCGAATTGGTTGAGAAGTATGCTGGCCACAGCGAACTTGATCTTGAAGAAGAACGTGAGAGCCGCTTCCAAGATTTGGAAAGCACAACTGGTCTTGATGCCGCTGACCCGACACTGGCGGAAGTCACTTATTACGAGTGCATCATGAACATTGACGTTGATGGTGACGGCATTGCAGAACGCCGCCGCATTGTTGCGATTGGTGACGCTGGCGATGAAATCCTTGAGAATGAGCCGTTTGACCACATCCCATTTGCGGTTGTTAGCCCGATCCTCATGCCTCACCGCCTGATAGGTCGCTCAATCTATGACATGACCGAAGACTTGCAGGTGATTAAATCAACACTGCTTCGCCAGTATCTGGACAGCGTGTATTCATCAACAATGCCACGCATCGCGGCTGTCGAGGGTCAGGTTAATCTTGATGACCTGCTTGATGGCACTGCTGGCGGTGTGATCAGGGTTCGCCAGCAGGGTATGCTTCAGGCGATCACAGGCGCACCTGTGGGCGGTGAAATTCGTCCTTTGTTGCAATATGTAGATGAAATCAAAGAAAGCCGCACAGGGATGTCTAAGGCGTCACAGGGGCTTGATAGCAACGCATTGCAGTCATCCACCGCTTCAGCCGTTAGCGCGACTGTGCGAGGCGCACAGGTCAAACTAGAGAGTTATGCGCGGACACTTGCCGAAACTGGTATGAAGCAATTGTTCAAGGGCATTCTGCACTTGGTCACAAAGTACGACAACAAGTCTCGGATCGTCCGCTTGCGTAACCAGTTTGTTCCGATTGACCCGACAGAGTGGCACAGCGAGTTTGACGTTGTTGTGCAGGTAGGTCTTGGCACTGCCGATGACGAGCAGAAGATCGCATTCCTGACAGCGATTGCATCTAAGCAGGAGCAAATCCTGATGCAGATGGGTGCAAACAATCCGCTGGTATCAATGGAGCAATACGTTAATACGCTTCGCTCTATCGTTGAGGTTGGCGGCTTTAAGGATGCTGATAGTTTCTTCAACAGCCCGCAACAGATCGCAATGATGCAACAGCAGATGGCACAACAGCCACAGCAGGATGCAAATGCGGCAGAGATGGCAAAACTTCAGCAGGAGATGGCATTGAAGCGTGAGCGTATGATGATGGAAATTGAACTTGAGCGTGAGAAGATGAACGCCGAGTTGGAACTTCGCCGTCAGGAACTCGCGGCGGAAGCACAACTCCGCGCCATCAAAGCGCAAACCGATGCTGAAATCAGCACTAACTTACCGAGGTAGATATGTCAGCAAGAGATAGAGCAATTGCCGCATCAGGAATGCGAGGTGTCAGCACAGGTATGGCCAGTGGTGATCGCAACGCGGAAGTGCAAAACATAAGGTCAAATGATAGAGATGATACGGTATCCATAGATCAGATTGCTTCTATTGCAAATGACATACGACAGGCAGAGCGTGAAAATGACGCAAGAATGCGATCTGCCGCAGTCGGTGGTATGCTCCCAGCCCTGCCGCAATATTCGGTTTCCGACTTACACACAATTCGCGGCAATGCGAGATCATACGGATCAATACCCTTTATTGGTGACTTTCTTAACAGTCAGCGTATGAGGTCAGCAGACACACTGATGCGAATGGGCGGCGCAAGAATGCAGGACGGTCTTTTGACTGCGCCAATCTTAGGTTATGACCCAAAAAGATACGGCGCATTTGGGCAAGAACCGCAACTAACTCAAAACCGTTTTGGTGTTGTCACTTACATTGGTATGCAGATTAAAGGATATGAGGGTGAGTTTGCAAATTTAGTTCGCCCTGCTCCACCAGAATTAAAAGATGACGTTGTCGCGCCTGTTGTTAATCCTGTTACCAATCAACAGCAGTGTCCCGATGGCTATGAGTTTGATGCAAACTTAAATGCTTGCCGCAAGATTACCCCAACAGAGTTTGCGCCTGTATCTGTGTCGCCAGTACCAGATGGCCGCTATGCTCGAATGGGTTTACTTGATCAGCCCCCAACAGGGTTGTTAGAGGCTGGGTTCGGATCGCCAGCCGACTTCGCTGGTGCAAATATGGCATTCCGCCGTCAATCTGCCCCAATGTCGTCATATTTCACTGATCCGCGATCTTATGAAGGATACACATTGATCTAATGAATGAAGGTAAAGCAAGAGAGCGACAGGCTAGGGGTGAACGTGCCGCCGCTTTGCTTCGGGATGAAATACTCCAAGACGCATTCACCTACCTAGATGAACAGTTTTTACAAGCGTGGCGACAAACACCAGTCAATGAGACTGATGCTCGTGAGCGTTTGTATTATATGTGTCAAGCCTTGGCATCAGTAAAAGACTACATTGAAAACGTAGTTCAGGATGGCAAGTTGGCAAGCGCAACTTTAGATGAGTTGCAATTTCGTGCAAAACATGAGAAAAGGAAATAAGAGATGAACTCCGATAACTCGAATGAGAACGGCGGCATTTCGATGCAAGACGCTATTAGCCTATTATCTACGCCCCCCACTGAGGACACGGTTGTTGATGAAGCGGCACAGGAACAAGAGATTGTTCCAACACCTGAGCCAGAGGCCGAAGAAGTCGTTGATGAAGTTGAGGAAACTTCCGAGGACTTTGAGGATGATGACGATGAAGGTGAGTATGATGATGAAGGCCAAGAGCCTGAAGAAGAAGACGAGCAACCTGATGTCTTCACCGTCAAAGTAGATGGCGAAGAATATGAGGTGACGCTAGACGAACTTCGGAGTGGTTACAGCCGACAACAGGCATACACCAAGCGTAGTCAAGAACTTGCTGAACAACGCAAGGCTTTTGAACAGGAAGCCGCGCAGACAAAGCAGTTAAGGGACAACTACGCACAGCAACTAGAATTGCTTAAAGGTCAAATCCAGCAGACAACTCTCCAAGAGCCTGACTGGAAGTCATTGGCAGGTCAGTACAGCACTGAAGATTTGTTTTTGATGAAGGCCGAGTTTGACCAGCAAAAGGAAAACTTGGCGCGAGTTGAAGCAGAACAACAGCGCATTGCAAGCGAGCAAGCCAAAGAGCAACAGGCGATGATGCAGGAGCATCTAGCCAAGCAACGTGTAGAGATGCTTGAACGCATCCCAGCGTGGCATGACGAAGACCGCCGCAATGAGGAACGGCTTGAGGTAATCAAGTACGCCCAACAGCGGATCGGATTTTCGGAAGAAGAAATTGCAAACGCATCTGATGCGCGGGCAATTGAACTGCTCTACAAGGCGTGGTCTTGGGACAAACTTCAAGCGAAGACCCCAGCCGCGAAAAAGAAAGCCCGCAAAGCACCAAAGATGGCCAAGTCTGGA